GATTGCACCGACGATGCCGCCATAGGTTGACGTTCCGTCACCAATGAAGCCGCATTCGTCTTCGCGTCTGGCGAAGCTATAGGCAATTTCTCCAGCCACGGAATCTCCAAGATTCACCAAGGAATCTTCGTTCAGCTCGTTGCTGATCGTGGTCAGAACCATGAGCTTCTTGGCAATGAGGTTGACCTGCTGGAAAGTCTGAGTGGACTCAGTACCCGCAGTGGCCTCACCAACGAAGTTGGCCGTCAGCGTTGCGGAACGCTTCGGAATGCGCTTGGTGTCAGAAGCCATCGGCTCAAGCTGCGCGTTGCGCCGGAACACGCCGTACTCCTCGCGGAGACTGATGAGCGTGTCGCTGAACTCGTCGGGGACCAGGAAGCCACCAGCAGAGTTGACGTTTTCAACGTGAGCCTTGGTGACAATGCCACGGTTAGCGCACCAGTCAACACTCTTCTTGTGACCCATGCAAGCAGCGGCCCAGCGGCCAAACTTGTAGGCTTCAAGTTCGGGGTCTGCGGTCTTGATGCGGCTGATGTGCTTGAGCGAACCCCATCGCTTCATGCCCGCGCTGTCGTTGTCAATTCTCATGTCGTGTCCCTTCAGACGGACCTTGTTTTTTCCGAGCGCGTTGCTCACTGCCTTGGCTGCAACCTGGTCGAGGCTCTTGCCACCACCACCACGGCCAATGTCAACCTTGCCACCAAGACGCGGGTTGCGTCGAGCGGTAGGCTTGCGAGTGCCAGAAGCACGCTGACGTTCGCGTTCTTCTTCCATGTCTTTGTCTTCAGCTTCCTCGTCCTCTTCCTCGGACTCGACAGCCTTCTCTTCTTCTTCTTCTTCTTCCTCTTCGGCCTTGTATTCCATCGTTTCCTTGCGTGCAATCTCGATCTCAAGCTCTTCGGGGTCAACCGGGTTGCCGTCTTCATCAAGAACTTCCATATCCTTCAGATACAGAGCCTTTGCGCGGGGAAAACCTGAGATACCGACCTCATCGAGAATAGCCTGCAATTCCTTGCCGACCTCATTGATGCTCTTAGTCATTGTTGGTTTCCTAGAAGTGGTTGTTGTCTACACCGCTTGGCTTTTTTGTCTCGCGCATCCGCTCGGAATCTATCCATCGGCTCGGCCAGAAAGCACGCAGTCACATTCAGATGTACAGTTGTCCTCGGCTTCGAGCTATTGCCCGCGCCACTGATTTCTGTATTTCTTGTTCATGGTTCACGTCAGGAGTTTCAGTCAGCATGATTCTGCGACGACTTCTGAGAGTGATACGGTTTTTGATTTGGGGCACATTCACGTTCAAGAAGGACTTCACCTGTGCCCTGGTGACCAGCCCCTTGCCGACAGCAGAGATCAAGGCATCTTGATTGGCTGGCAAGGGTGCGATCGACACTTCAAGCAGCTTCCACTTGTTGTAGACCCGCTTGATTCCTCCCCCATACTTGCTCATGTCTCCCTTGGTCGCCATGCGAGATCCGCCGTTCTCCGGCACGAACCCCACAGACACACCCTTGATGATTCCTTGCTTGACCAGAGCCTCGACGAACTCAGGGAAGAAGTCGCCTTGATAGCCCTCTGGACGCTGCGCGAACTTCAGGGTTCCAAGCACATCCCGGTCACCTCTCTTGATGTTGCTGACAGTCCCAATGGGGTTAGCGTAGTCGTGGTTGTAGAACAAGACCGGGTTCTGCTCGTACTCCTTGGAGTTCATGCCCTGCGGCACCAGCATCTCGCCATCTCTGTCAACCGAATCGGTGGTCAGCTTCGCAACCACACCCTTTGGGCTGGTGTCTTCGACTGATGCCGTCAGGGTTTTCCGCTTCATGTTCTTCATGCTGTTATTCATCGGCGTTTTCTACTGTATCTGTTCATAGTTCAACAATGGGCTTTAGAGCGCATCGGCAATTAGGGTGCAATGGCGGTCCGGTGATTGGTCGATAGTCTAGCTTCATCCGTCCGCCTTGCGTACCTAGCAAGGTGGTTGGGAAAGGCAGGAATGGCACATCAGGATCACCAGGCTTGCCAAGTGGCACCCTTGCCTTGCCTCGCTGATACAAAGCTCGACAAAACTGACATGCGTTGGGGGCAAGAACCCATTCCATTTCAGAGACAACACCGGAGGCTTTCCAAGATTCGATCTGACCAGAAACAAGCGACCTTGACGACTCAGTTCTGGCGATAGTTCTTGCCCTTGACCTCAACGCACGATCCATGTCTCCATTCGATCTGGCCCACGCTTGGATGCGCTTGGTCATGTCGTTGATGGTGTCGCCGTTTTTCAGTCCCTGAGCAATTATCTTTCCAAGCTCGGTCTTGGCTGCATGGTTGCCGATTGCCGTGAACTGCTGGACCTGACGATCTACTGTCTGCTCAATATCAGGCAAAGTAATTTCTGGCTTGAACTCAGGCCCAAGTTCCGCTGCCCCCATCTTGATACCGCTCTCGATCTGCACCTCAAGAAAATCACGCAACTCCTTTGGTGCAAAGTCTGTAGCATCAAAAAGGCTTCGTATCAGAGCTTCACCCATAGCCTGTGCGGAGGGGTGTTCTTGCTCGAAGATGATGTTGGCGGCGTTCAGGATTCTTCCACGAAGCCATTCAAACAGCATTCTTTCGTAGCCAACGAACTTGCTGCCAGACAAGAACCCAAGCGGATCAAGCTCACCAAGAGCCTTGGTGTGCGCTTCAGATATGTCCAAATCGGACTGGTTTATCACCAAGCCCTTTTTGTGAAGGTTGCAACCGCAGCCACTCATCCGCCACCGCCTCCTGGCGTGGTTCCTGAACCCAATGGACCTCCAGCGTCTGACGTGACACTTGCTGGTCCTCTTCCTGGCTTGTCCTTGTCAGCATTTGTTCGTCCATAAATAGCACGCCGAACCCGATCAACAATTGCAAACTGCGTACCCAAGGTTTGACTAAGCAATCCGGCGATTTCAATGCCGGTCTTTTCATCGAAATCGGGCTTCTTTTCGTCAAGCACCGCATCAAGAATCATATCAACCTCTTTCTGATGCTCCAGCTTGCGTAAAGGACTGCCGCCTTCCCGAATGTTCTGTGCAATATCGATGTCTTGATTGTTTACTACGCCGTCGCCGTTGAGGTCATACGCTGGGTCGTATGGAAGTTCTCCATCTCGAATGTCGCGCATGATCTGACGATAGTCTCGCCATTCATCCTGGCTGATCGTCCCGTCGCCGTCCGCATCCATCTGATCGAAGACATCCTGGTTTGGGTCGCTCTCTTCTTCCTGTTCGCCTTCTTCTTCTTTCTCTTCTTCTTCCTTTTCTACAGGATCATCATATCCGCCGTATTGTCCCAACAAACTGGTGAACAAGCCAAAGTCAAGCCCGTTCACAATTCCGTCTCCGTTGAGGTCGCCCACACCGCTTGAGCCGAAGTTGCCCAGCAACACGTTGAAGTCTTCAGAGGTAACTATGCCATCTCCGTTGAGGTCGAGTTGGTTGAGCAATCGTCGCCGCATAGGCAACCCGACGCTCATCACATCTTCTTCTTCCTCTTCAGTAGCCAAAGCCTTAGCAATGGCCCGCCTGCCAATCACGCTTTGAGCAATGATGGCATCCTCGACATCCGCGTCATGCAAGCCAGCGGACTTGGTGATCGAGATAGCGGCAGACGCAGTGAGCTTGCCCTCGGCGACTTTCTGCATGAGGTCTGTCAGGCTGTCCAGTGCCTTGTTCGTTTTTTCTGGCTGCGCGTCATCTTCAATGTACAGGCCAAGCGCATCAAGAATCTGATCGGTCAGCACATCGGGGTCTACGTCCGACACTGGACCCAGGTTGAAGTGTTCAAGATTGCTCATCGTTGTCCTCTGTGGTCAGTGTGATCTTTTTGGAGTCCTTGTTGCTGAGACTGACTGCCTCTTCTACAAGCTGCCGAACCCGCGCCATTTCTTCTTTGTCCGGTGCCTCGCCTGACATTTCCTTTTGCGCTCTGTCGTATTCCTCAAGGTACTCGTCAATGTCTTCTTTTGTTTCGGGAAGTACAACCTGAGCCATTATGGTCCCTCACAGATATCATAGAGTTCGCGGACATCATCGAGTTCATCCCACAAGTCTGGCTGCAAGACCTTGATTGCAAAAGCCTCGGCCACAAACTCTTTGTAGTTCGTCATGCCGTACCTGCCGACTTTGGCCTGAATGCTACTGTACTTGCCTTGAAACTTGTCGTTCTTGTCGTATGGATCACCCAAATCCAGACGATCACTTTTGCGTGTCAGGTGCTTCCTCATAAGTTTAGAGAAGTTCATACTAGACGCACGATTGCCAGCCTGTGTGATGTCTCGAGAGTTTGCAGAACGATTGTTGCTGTATTTGTTCATCAGCTTTCTGTGGTGTAGCTGGTGCGCTATCTCATGCACTGTGTTGCCAACTGGACCAAACTTTTCGGACCCAACAGCCCAACCCTCAAACATAGTGGTGTACCCGTCATCCGAGTCAAGAGTGATTTGCCCTGTGCTTGAGTTGTAAAGCCCGAACACACCGCCACGCACTCTCTCTGCTGCCTTGGTCGGTAGGTTGTTGTAGTCTTTTGCGCTTTTGTTTGTCACAGTAAAAATCAGGTCACTGTAGTCTGGCAATTTTTGACCTGACTTTCGCATTGCTTCACCAATGCGCTTTTGCGCTTCAGGGATTGCCGCGCTTGTGGCAAGGCTTTCGGCCAACTTGCGCTTGACCTTTTCGACAGACTCTTTGCTGTTTGACTTGTTGAGTTGCTCTTTGGCGTACTCATACATCGCGGTTGCTGTTTGGTCCAAGACTTGCGTGCCATTTTCAGCAAGGTGCAGGTTTGCCCCCTGTATGACTTCTTGCAGCTTGCGTCCCACTTCTTCTGCTTGCTTTCTTCTGATTGCAGCATGTTCCTTGTCGCCTGCAATGACACCATCTTCCATCAACTCAGGATAATCCGGGAACATGGCTTCAACTGCATCATCGGCTACGTCGTAGCTCTTCAGGTACAACGCTTTAGAATCGTCTGTGAACACAACGTAGTCTGGGTCGTCTGGGTGCAGCTTGCCCATTGACGCAAGTGATTCTGTGTGATCTTCAAACCTCTTGACGTTTTCTGGACTGTCATCAACCGCACCAAACGGCTCGTCTACCTCTTTGATGCCAATGTCTTTGAGGTGTCGCGCCCGTCGCTTGGCTTCTTTGTCGTTGTTTTCCTGCCTTCTCTTGCGTTGATTTTCCAACGCTTGATGGTGTGGGGTTTTTGGTTTCTGAACCTGCACAACCGTTCCGTCGTCACTGGCAGGCTGACCCCTACCCTCTGCACAACTGTTGCCAGAAGTAAAGCCACCACCAGGTCCGCCGTGTGCGCCGCAGTCAGATGCTTTGAGGGTGACGGTGTAGGACTTGCCTTTGTTGTCGCCTAGTGCTTCTTCAACAAGATCCCGAACCCGCGCCATTTCTTTTTTGTCTGGAGACTCGCCTAACATTGCCTCTTGCGCTCTTGCATACAAGTCAAGGTACTCATCAATGTCATCTTTGGTTTCTGGCAATGCTACTTGAGCCATCACGGACCCTCCAGCAAATCGTAGAGTTCGCGGACATCATCGAGTTCATCCCACACATCTGGGCGCAAAACCTTCATTGCAAACGCCTCGGCAACAAACTCTTTTTCATTTGTTGCGCCGTAGTCGCCAACCTTGCGGAATGTAGAAGACCATTTGTCGCGCCATTCTGACTCACTTAGATTTGCTTGGTTCCTAGCAACTTTGGTTCTGCTCTCAGCCAAGCTATGAAAACCAAAAGAAGGAAACTTGGTCTTTCCAGATGTATAGTCTGGCCCTTTAGTAGATGTGTCAGCCGTTTCCATCAGTTTTCTGTGGTGTAGCGCATGGCCGATTTCGTGAACAACAAACCCCATAGCACCGTTGCCGCCTGACCCTTTTAGCCAGCCAGGACGGGAAACTCTGTTGTAGTCTGCTGCGTCAATAGTCACGTTTCCTGTTGTCGAGTTGTAGTATCCCATAGCTCCGCCGCTCAAAGCTGTTGCTTCTCTTGTTGGCCGACCATCATCGTTGGTGGATTTTTCGTGAGCCACAACAAACTTTGTGTCAGAAAAGTCTGGAAGGTCGGCACCGCTGCTTCTGTACCTATCTTCAATTATGGATTTTGCATCGGCTATAGATACATATGTCGCTACTGCTGATGCTGCGGTTGCGGTATACCCGCTTACGTCAAGTGTGGTCCTGCTATTGTCCCCAAACCTAGACCTTTGGTGCTGTGCAAATATGTCATCTCGTACATACTGAACAACAAAGTCGCGCATATCGCTTCCGTCAACGTGGATACCTTGTTCGAGCAAATGCCTTTCTGCTCCAACAAGCACCTCGCTAATCTCGTTTGATGCTGCGTCCATTTGATTGAGTATGTCCCCAGAAAGTCTGTCTTCACCTTCTGGTGTCAAGGTCATCAGCTTGTCGTATTCGTCCCATGTGCCTGTGTACTCAGAAACCTCATCGTATGCCTTGATGTATCGAGCCTTCGCCTCGTCGGTCAACAGCATTTCCCTTGGGTCACCTGGCGCGGGTCCACCAAGGTATCTGACTGCATTTTCTTCGTTGCTGTAGTTGTTGTAGCGGTCTAGGTTTTCTTGGCTTGTATCAACTTTTCCAAAGGCATTGCTGTTTGCCTCAATGCCTTGATCGTCCATTGACTTGAGCTTTTTGTCGATCTCTGCTTTTTGTTTTTGCGTTCTAGCTTCGCGCTGTTCTTCTTTTCTTCTTTGGCGTTCAGTCTTTGGCTTTTCTTTTTCAGCAGTACCCGCGCCGCCTCTTCCCTCTGCACAACTGTTGCCAGGCTTGAAGCCACCAGCACCAGTGCCGCAGTCCTCGGCCTTGACCAGCACCATGTATGAGTTTGGGCCTATGTTGACCTTTGTCATGCTTACCTCGCGCTGATCGTCTCAAAGGTTTCGAGGTTGAAGATGGCTTCCTGATCGTTGTCCTTGGCAATCTTCATTGCGTCCTCAATGCTGTCTCTGACAAGCGAGATGTCGATGTACACCTTGCCGTTGTCCTTGTCGTACCAGCCGCCAAGGTGTGCGCCCTCACGACCGAGAAGCTCAATGTTCTTCTGGATGTACTCGCGCAACTTGGGCCTGATGTTCTCTCGGTACTTGGCAACGTCCATGCCTTCCGGCTTCTGGACATCGACAACCATCTCAAGCTCCTTGAACGGGCTAACCGCAAAACCTGTGGTTGGTGCCGAGTCGTTCATCGGGTTGTATGTGAACCCGCCATCCTCACGGATCTTGCGTGCTAGGTCGTTGACCTTCTTTGGGCTGCTGGCCTTGCCTCCATTGCTGGAACCTGCACTACCTGGACCAGTGGCGCAATCGTTGCCTGCTTGAAATCCACCTGCTCCGGTGCCACAGTTCTTTGACTGCCCACCCTTCTTCGGGTGACCCTTGGGTAGCAGGTCGTTGTCGGTCGTGTACTTGGAGTTTTTTGGGCTACCAGTGCGAACCAGATGCAAGAAGGCATTGACCCTAGCCATCGACCACTGCTGTCTACCCATACCCGGACGGTGCGACGTTGAGAACGCGCCAGCACCGCGACGATACACGGACTTGAGCATACCCAAGGTCACCTTCTTGCCCTTCTTGTCGCCGTGCTTTTCGTTGTGTTCCTCAACCTTGTTCTTCAGAGCCTTCTCCTGAGACTCTGAGATTTCGATGCCGCCGCGTGTGTTGGCTGCGCTTCCCGGCTTGTTTTGGTCAGAGCCGCTGACGCGCTCGTTGGGCTTGGCAGGCGTTGACTGCTCCTTGTCGCCCTTGGCTTTGGTGTAGCTCTTGGAAGAACGCTCAAGCTCTTCGACCTTACGCGCTGCCCACCCAGCACCACCACCATCAGGGTTGGCCGGGTTCCCGCCCCAAAGCAGCCAAGCGATGACACCTGCTGATGGGTACTCCTTGTGTCCAGGCTTGGCCGCTGGTGCCTGCAAGTCTACGCGGTGACGCGAGAAGAACGAGTGCATACGTCGCACTGTTTCCGGTGACAGCGTGTCCCTGTTCTTGAGGTCACGCGCACGGGCGACCCCAACCTCCGTTCCGCCCCGGCCATGTTCCTGCCTGAGCTTGAGTCCTCGCTCGGCAAAGTTTGCCATTGACTCAGTTGGCTTCAGGTCAACGTCTGAGATGGCCTTTTCATGTGCCAGCCCGGTTAGCTCGGTGTACTCGTCCATTTCGCCACATGGCATGTACTGGACAGTTCCGTCCTCAAACTCGTGTTCGTGGGCACCTTCGCAACCAAGCTCCCTTGCTCTAGCCTCAGCTTCTTCTCTTGTGTCGTAAAGATCCATGTCACCGGGTTCGACAGCCTTGTCCTCAATTTGCTCGGCCTCGACTGGAGCAGCAGCTTCTTCCTGCTGGCTCACTGCCATTGCCTCTGCCTGCTCTCGGCCTACGCCAGTAGCAACAATGACCTCGATGGCTGCGTCACGCGAGATGATGCCAGACGCGACGTTCTGCAAGACCTCGACGATGCTGGAAATCTGCGCCCCATTGAGCGCAAAGTTCTGTGCAACCTCTGGCTCCTGCACTGGTGCCTCTTCAGCTTCAGGCAGTGCAGGTGCTTCCTCTTCCGGTCCTGGCGGCAAGGGCGCACCGTTGCCTATCGGCATTGGCGGCATACCCATGCCCATGCCCATGCCCATACCCATTTGCGCGGCAGCACCGAGCGGCAGGCCGCCAACCATGAGTGCGTCGGCCATCTCGTCGTCAAACTCTTCCTTGCCTTCCTCCTTGCGTGCTTCATTCGCAGTGCGCCACCCGCCAGCGACAGCAGCCTGACGCTCTCGAAGCTCATACTCCTTGTCAGCCGGGACAGGGTTGTCATACGCAAGGCAGGCATCTTCCTCAATGCCAAACATAGGCAGAAGGATTTGGTTTAGTACGTCCTCATCCATCCGGAGCATGGGCAGGATGGTGGACTCGCGCCACTGAGCAAAGCCAGCACGCGCAGATGCCAGGTTCGGGTCATTGGCCTTGAGCATCGACACAGGAACGCCGAACACCGCAGCGATCTCTTCGACAATCTCGTCACGACCACTGAGATCCTTTGGAGGGAAGTTGAGCGGCATGAGGTTGACATCGCCAGACATGGCGAGGAACTGACCAGCCTTGCGAGTACCGCGCAGACGCTCGGACACATGCTGCTCGAACAGGTCGAGGTCGGTGCGCTTGTGCGGACCCTTCACGATCACCGCATAGTCCGGCCTCGCGTGGTTCTCGAATGTCGCCAAGTCCATCTCATGCACTGCGCGATTAGCCTGCACCGTTCCATACGCAGCTTCGACCTTGCCCAACCCATAGAACAGGTTGTCGGGGTTGGGTCGCTTGAAGTGGATGACCTCATCGACCTCGAAGCGCAGAGCCTCGACATCTGTCCTGCCATAGCTGTAGCCTTCGATGAAGTTGTCGCGGGATGGGATGACTTGCATCCACTGCGCTGGCATGGGCCAAAGCTCGACAGGCACGCCAAGCTGCTGGTCCATGACAGGGTGCAAGTATGCGTTTCCGGTCAACTCCTGATAGAGCGTTCTCAGCACTGTGAGGTCGAAGCCGTTGTAGACGTGGTTGGCCTTCTGCAACAGCTCCTTCACCGGGTGCATCTCGGTGATCTCTTCCATGTCATCACCGAGATCCATGATCTTGGTCATGACTGCGCGAGATGGGGCATGGTCACCGCCAAGCTCACCGTTCAGGTAGTCGAGACGCTTTCGGTTGACCGGCCTGGTTCGCCACAGTCCCTTCTTGCCAACCGACCTTCGCGCATAGAGTCGAAGCGGAGTGGCCGCAACCGCGTTGGCATTTATCATCGCGGCAGCGTAGACCCATGACCGGAACTCATGTACCGCGTGCCGATACGAGAAGGGAGGGTTGGTCGATCCATGCCGACCACCTCGCTCCAGTAGCCGGATTGAGGAATTGAAGTATTCCTTGGGATTGAACAGTGACTTGATTTGTTGCAGCATCAAAAGACCCTAAAGGAGAATCCGGTACTCAGTTGCGCTTGAGCGCGGACAGCCAGAGCGAGCGCACAAACGCCATCGTCGTGCGAGCCTGCGGGAGCGGCGTACCTGACTCCGGTTCTTGTGTGTTCGTATTCAAAGATGTCCAGTTCTGTTCGCAGCCAGTTGTCAGGGTATCCGATGTCCTGTCGGCTAATCGCCTGCGCCAAGCCTTCCATAAGCTGCTGTTTTGATGACGCACTGAACTTGAACCCTTCAACCTGTGGCATGAGTTCTTGCAGTTGCTCAACGACTGGATCACCGAGTCCAGTCGAATCCACAAGGCATCGTTCATCTCCGACCAGTCGATGTATTCGCTCAACGGTGGTTTTCCAATCTGTGCCTTGCCAGCGTTCACAAGATGCTACCCTACCTTCATCGTCCAAACCCACGACAACCGTGTAGTCAACGGACTTGGCTAGATCGACTCCGAAGCAGACAGGGGATTGTATAGACATCGGCTGAATGCACTTTTCGATAGCAGCAATTCCAAACGGGTTGCCGCCATCGTCAGAAGGTTCCGCCAGGTAAAGCTCTCGGAATATGTGATCCGGCAGAATGCGCTTGGCTGACTCGACCTCATCAACGGCGAGGATGCCACCCTCAACCGCGTCATATGCAGTGAGCTTGTGGTAGGCCATGTTTGACTCGCCACCCTCGGCAAGTCGCGCCAGCAGGTAGGCCCAGTTCCGGCGACCCTTCACATTCCCGATGATCCTGACCGGGCCTTGCGTTGCAGTCAGGGTCGAGCGGACAGCGACCCACGCATCTTCCTTGCAGCGGGAAGCCTCGTCAATGACAGCCCCATACACATCCTCACCGTACAGGCTATCGGGATTGTCAGCACCCTTGAACCAGATGCGCGACCCATTGTGTAGCTCGACCCACAGATCCCCCTCATGTGATGACCAAATGTTCTTGTCGGGATCAGCCTGCTTCAGCATGTTCTTCATGCGGATAAAGCCGATGTTCTTGGCCTGCGCGTAGATGGGAGCGACCCACCAGTAGGTACGGCCAGGCCCATTGTTCCATGCCTGCTGGAGCATCCACATCAGGCACCCGGCAGTCTTGCCGCTCTTGGTGCTGGCCTCGATCACCACAATGCGGGCCGGATCACATATAGCCTCATATTGCTTCTGGTATGGGGGCGGGAGTTTGAGTGCTGGCCTCATGCTGTCAATCATACAGGCGCGACCCCATGTGCTTCAGCCTCCGGGACAAGGCACCCTCTGATATACCCTCAACCTCGGCTGCCTGACGCTGACTCAGGCCACGGGCCATGAGGTCGAAGATGCGCTGATCCCGCTCGTCTACCCATGATGGCATCTTGGTTGGTGGCTTTGGTGTGTAGCTGATTTGTCGTCGCCCAATGCTTTCAGCCACCAGCACGCTCGATCTCTTCTCATACTTACCGTTCACGATGAGCCTGATTGGCCTTCTGCCGGTATCCCTCAGATAGCAGGGCCAGACACGCTCAAAGAGGCGAAGAGCAAGGAAGCGTCCGAGTCCGCCCCTGCCAGGTTTCCAAAGGTGAATGATGGCGTGCCCCTGAATGTATGCCTCTGACCAGATATCGCCGAACTCCCACAGTGGGAACCAAGACAGGCGCGAGGCAGTCCAAATGCGCGACTGCTCGGCCAGATGATCCCGGTCTACTGCGGTTTCCATTCGATGGGTCCAAGCTCGATACGCTCGGTGGCCTGCCCCACATCCAGCCGCTCCACCTTGTCGAGTACCTGCGCCGCGTCGAGGTTGTCACGCTGCATGGCCCGGAGGATCTCGACAGCACGCAACCGTTCCCGGTCGCCGCGCAGGTCGTCCATCGCAATCGTCATGCAGAGTCCCGGCAGTGCGCCCTTCCACTCATCGGGGATGTCCCAACCGTTCGTGACCGCCTGCTTTATCATGCGGAGCGATTCGCGGTCATTGAGCGAAAGCCCCCCCTTACCCCCTGAGATATCGGGAAGCGAGGAGGGGTCAACATGCTTTTCGTCGCCATTCATTCTATCGTCTCTTCGTGGTCTTCTTCTTCGTTTTCTTCTGTGACTTCTTTTTCTCGTTCTGCAACCGTATGTTCAGCACGCTCACGCAGTCGGCAAGAAGTTCAAGCGCGTAGACCAGATCCAGCTTGTCCTCATGGCTGACCTTTTCATTGAGCATGACCACCTCTTCGACGATCACGATACCCCCCCTGTGGGCCTGGATCACGGACTTGTCGTTCAGCTTCTCAAGTCTCGGACGGTGCGTCCTGACCGTATCCCCCTTCCATGATGGCGTGGCTTTAGTTTTCCCCACTACTCATCATCCTCTTCCTCATCGTCCTCGTCCTCATCATCTTCGTCGTCATCAACGGTGACCGTGGCCTCACGATACAGGATATCCATCGCCACATCCATCATCACGCCTGCCATCGTCCAGTGTTCAAGCTCAAACTCGATGGACCAGTAGCGGACCATCTTGACTGCTTCTTCCTTGAACTTCTCTGCTGGGGTCACCGGCATGGCATCCTCAAAAGCTGCGCCTCCCAACACTTACCGTTCAGGCGGCTTGGTTTGTCCCATATAGCATCGACCACCAGAATAGCTGTTCCCCACAAACTGGTGTCTTTTCTCTTGGCCCATTCCGGGTTGAGGGGTCCGCAGGTTCCGACGTTTGCGTAGTAGTAAGGCAGCGGGATTCGTTTGGTGCGATAGGCTTGGGTGGGCGGAATCGGACGGTGTGTGTGTCCACGAACGGCGAGAGAATGGGGTATCCACCCACCCAGCGAGATCATCTGTATGCCTTCGAGTTCACAGGATGATGCGCCTGCGTCGAAGCCGTGCCAGAAGTGAACCTGACCGACACGGTAGATGGCCTCCTTGGATTTGCTGTACGGCAGCCATGTCCACCGTTTGAACTCTTGCCCGAACTCAGGGTGTTCGTTCCAGTTGGTCATGGACCTGAGAGGCTTTGGCACCCTTCTTGGATCTTCAGTTATGAGGTTGTCATCATGGTTTCCGGTGTTGACCCACAGGTTGCACTTCTCAGGCAGAACTTCCCTGATGTCCTTGAGCAACCTGGCCCCATGCGCGAACTCGTCTTCGAGGTCATGGCTGTATTCGTTGGCGTGTATGCTTCCGGCTGCTCCCTCGAACACATCACCAAGATGTCCGAAGTGCGTGATGCCCGGTATGTCTGCCAGCGTATCAAGTAGCCAGCGGGTGGTTTCAGGTGGTGTGAACGGTGCGTGCGTACAACTGATTGCAGCTATCTTGGCTCTACGGCGTTCCGCCATCGTTGTTTTCCCAACTGCCCAACAGCACCGCTAGATCCTGACCGTTGACCGTTCCGTCAAGGTTCAGATCCCACGCACTGTCCGTATCTCCCCACTCAGCAAGGAGCTTCGGCACATCGTCGGGACCGAAGCGATCCCTGATGACATAGAAGATGAAGTTCAGCGGCAATGAATAGGGCATGTGCAAGATTTGAGTGTTGGCCCGTTCGCACCACTCAACACACACAGACTTTTCTTCGTGTGTCACTGTGTCGAATCCGAGCATGGGCTGACCAGGATCACTTGAGATCACTGGTCCAGCTAGTCGTCCTTCAGGTACGTCAAACTCATATTGAAGGCAAGGGTTGTCGTCATAGGTTTCAAAAAGAATGCGTGCCGTACCCTCTACGACAACCCTTGGTCCTTCAACTTCCATCGTGTATTCAATGGCCCATCCTTCCCCAGAAGTGCCACCAGAAATCATCATTGCAAGGATGGGACCGTTCATCATTACTTCATCCACTTTCCACCCGTGATGAGCTTGAGAAACCAATCACGGAACATGACACCAGCAAGAAAAGAAGCGATGACGAGAAGTGCCATGCCCCACACCGTTCCAAAAAACGCAGTTGCAAGAATTGAAGTCATTTGGCTTTTTTCTCCATGAGGATTTGCCTGACCGTTCGATAGGTCCAGGCTGCGGAAATCATCGCGCTGCATACGGCGAGCGGGATGAACAGGTAGTAGCTGAACTCCGCTACCACGAAATTGAGAACCACAAGCAAAAATCCGCCGACCACCGGATACCAGCCTTTGCGGCCAGAAGTAACAACGAGTAGGGCCATCCCGGCGACCAGGCAAAGTCCGCCCGTCACGCTCAACACACTCAGGTTGTGAGGCGATGATGCTTGGCTCACCACCTCCGTTGCTTTTCCCGTCAGTGTTGTCCCCTTGGGAACGACAGCGCAACCGTTCAAGACGAATGCGCTGACCGTGAAAAGCCATATTGCGTTGAGCAGACGTGTCATTCTCTGTCTTTCCGTATGGTGAAGGCTTTCTCAAAATGCGCTTGCAGCTTGTTACCGTTTGCACAGATTCGCCGTTCGTGCGCGTCGAGCCTTGCCTCCATCGCAGACATCTTGGTGTTCATGCGCCACAGGAACGTGAATACTCCGATGATGAACGGTGCGGCCAGCGACATGGCGACCTCTGAGAGATGTTCAACCATTTCAGTTCCCGGAGTCTTCGAGTTTTTCGATTCGCCTCTTCAGGTCAGCGAGGGCGACCGCATGGTTCTGGTCGTTCGCCTCAGCCAAGACCTGAGAGCGTACTAGATCAGTCGAGATGTGGCGAAGCTCGGTGATCCGTTCTGTGTTGTTTGTGATTTCCTGGTCGCGTCTTCCGACAGTCAGGAAGATACCTGCCGCTGTCGCCGTGAGGACTATGGTCTGTACCACTGACCAGACATCAGTCTTCTGGCACCCTACATTCTCGCACTGAGTCACCGAGTAGCTCCGCCAACTTCTGGAGGTCATCCAATTCACAAAGAACGAGGAACGGACCCCGGTCTTCCTTCATGATGACTATCGGCACATCACCGTTCTTTGCGTCAGATTTGGCTTGCTCCATGAAGCGAACACACGCGATTTTCTTGCGTGCCTTCACCTCAAAGTGGATTCCCTCCTGCGCCTTGATGTCACCGTCACCGTCCTTGCCGCAGAACTGTTGCGAACGGTGGGCGGCGGCTCCGGTGACTCGCGTCCATGCGTGAGCCGCCGCTCGTTCCACCCGTTTGCCTTTCTCACGCTGGTATCTGCTCACTCTGCTTCTCGAAAAAGGCGACCCTGCTGTAGCGAAATGTGGTTCGTTTGATTCCGAGCCACTCAGAAATCTCACCCTCTGACATTCTAGAAATGAGTACCTGATACGCAAACGCGCAGATGTGCTGCCTGGCCTCGAATGCAAAGGTGTGCCTGGATTTCCTCACGTCCTCCCAATCAACACCACGATCTTTGATGATGTCCAAACATACCTGCATCACCTTTTTCTTCAATTCGACCACCGAGGCTTTGGGGTCAGACCAATGTTCTTTGACAAGGTTGTCGGCCATCTCAATCGGCATCATGTCGTTCCTCCAACAACCACTGCTCAATGGCCGTTCGTCCTTCATCCGTCATGACGAAGGCGACTTCACCGTTCTCGTTGCGCTTGATGGTGAGATACCCCTCCATCACCATGTCGATCAACGCACTCTTTGTCTCAAGGTCAACCATGACCGTTCCCTTTCTGTTCAAGGACCGTTGCCATCATTCCAACGGCCATTTTGCTCCAGTTCTCAACATCATCCGTGATGTCGATTTCAATGCCTGTCTTCCGCTTGACGATCTCAGCGCACTCTTTGATCGTTTCGGGTTCAAACGTCTGAATGTACTTTCTGGCGACGACAAACTGCTCATTGAAGTCGCCAGGCGTTTCCGCCTTCTGGTGGATGTCCTTCTTGAAGTCCCTGTGCGCGTTCTGCTCTTTCACCTTTCTGAACTCTGCCTTGATCCACTTGATGTAGGGTTTTTTGCCGACGTTGTTCATGGCAGCCTGCTCGATGGCCTGCTTGACCCAATCTTGATTCAGGTCACCAAACGCCTTGTTGAACAACTCCTTCTCCTCGTCCGTGAAGTCCGCGTCAGGCCAGAGGCCGTTGATGAGGAACCTGTTACCCATCCATGTCTCATTACCGCTCACAGTCCGTTCCTCGCCTTCTCTCGTCCGTTCCATGCTTCGGTCGGCTCCAAGTACCGTTCATCGTCGAAGAACTTGGCCGGGTAGACCCAGAACTCCCCTGAACCTTCGGGTGAGTTGTAGTACACCGTTGCACGTTCCGTGAAGTACCGCACGGCATGGTCCACCGATTCGTGGTTGCCGATCTCTCTGCCGATTGCGTGCTGGATCGCCCTCCTCGCTGTCGATGGCTGCCTCCGCCTCTTGGCCGGGATGGAGACAAACACACGATCAGAAGCCTCCTCAAGATTTGAACCATAGACAGAACCAAACTTCTCAGGTGGTATATCAATCGAAGTTGAAGTTGAAGTTGAAGTTGAAAGTGAAGATGAAGACCCCTTCAACCTTTGGCCTCCAGTTTTGAAGGTGGGGTTGCCCCCCCCTTTGCGACCCCCTTCGGCACACCTTTGCCGTACCCTTTCATCGGCCACCATGCGTCGGCTGGTGAACATGGGGACTTTCGCACCGTCGTACTCAACGGTCGGCACGTTGTTGTTGACCAGTTCGTCAAGCAAACCCTTGCAGACGGCTGGAGTTATGCGAACGAGGTGGGCCAGGTCTTCAACGGTCATCGGTTCACCGTTCGCCTTCGCCAAAGTACCGCGCACAGGTGATGCGTTCATGTAGCAGAGCATGTTGATCCAGAGTCCTTGAGCGGCGAGGGACGAGAGGTTCACCCCCTCGTCCTTCAGCCAGTCTCCGGTGTAGAACTGGATGGCGGGAAGTTTTCTACTCACTCTTGCCCTCCTTCAATTCCTTTTCCTTGCTTGAGTTAGGTTTGGGCTGCACGCTCTTGCGCTCCTCTTGTGGCTTCGGTGACTTACCCACAAACAGTTGCGAGATGTTCGGTCTGTAGCTCATATGGTTCCCTTTCATTTGATTCGGAGATTCTCACCACGCTCCTTCAGCGTAGCGAACGGAAGGACGGCACCAGACTCCAACTCTTCTCGGATGCGATCCGTGTCAATCTTCGTCTGGACCGTCTCTGACTTGTACTCGTCAGGAACCAGGTGGTCATCGACAACAACGGAACCCTTGCTGTTCCTGCACCTGCTGATCTTGAAGCTCTTGGTTTCAAGAGATTGCATCCCACACATCGCCATGTTCTCGCGCAGATACTCCTTGGCCCGCTTCGCCGCATTGGCCGCGACCTTAGAACGATTCATCAACCTCTGAGCCTCAGCCTTCCGCGCATCAGCAAGTGCATTCATCTCAGCAACCAACATGCCTATGGCTTCGGCCTTCTCTTCAATAGACCCTTGGATGTCCTCCATCGCCTTCTCAAGCGATTCATCCCCTCCCTCCTTGTCCGACAGGTCCAAGATGTACATGAGGTCCGCGCTCAATTCGTAGAGAGTCGGCATCAAGACGCTCCTTCCATCGCTTCGATTTCAGCGAGGTTCCAGTGCTGGTCACCGTTCGGCTTCTCGATCAAGACGACTTCAACGTCGCACATGACCTTTTCAACCTGTGCTGCGCGGGCGACCTTGCCCATAGTCTTTGAGAACGTCGAGAACCTGCGTTCATCACCCTCGACCATGATGACATCCCACTTGTATTGACCAGAGCTTGCTTCCTGAACCCTGTCAATGTGTCGGCCCCGCAAAGTCTCTCGATCAAGTTCCTTGTTCTTGCGCTTCTCAAGCTGCTCCTCCACCACGGTTGCAGTGGTGTCAACGATCTGAGGCTCTGTACCAGGAATCTCTGACTCGCCATGAGCCTCGACGTAGACAGGCGCAGAGCATCCGAGCGCGTCCGGGCAATGCGTCCGGTATCCCTCGCTGATTGCACGGGCAAACAGCATGGCCTCCGGATACTTCTTCCAGTTCTGACCGTTCAGGCCAGCCCGCTTCGCCTTCTCCATCGTCCATGTGGTTGAACCAATTTTGTCACCCAGCTTGCCACCGTGAACCATGAAAAAGTCGATGACGCACTTGCTTTCCGTTTGCTCAACGACGCGGTACTCGTACTTGCCGCTGGCCTTGATGGCCGCGCTCATGGCGTTGCTGGCAAGCACTGCTTTGCCTTGGATGATGTGCAAACCACCCATGCAGTCGTAGTCGCTGAGGCCGAGGCCACGACCAACGATGAGCTTGGTTGCAGCGGTCGCAAGCTGCTTGGTGTCTGGAAACATACCAGACTGCACGAAATACTTTGCGACCTCACCGACCGGAAGCTCTGGAGCAGTCCTCGTAGCTAGTGTGTTGTCTCTCATTTATTTCCCTTTCGATTTGGTTGAGAGTGTGTTGCATCGCGCTGAACTCAGCAGCGCGACCAGGAAATTGTACCTTGAGTTCTTTGAAGTCGAGGGTTTTGCACAAACGATACAGTTGGCAAAACTCCTCAATCAGTGTTGTTTGTTCCTTCATGTTTCTCGCCTTGTTGCGTTTTGACAATACCTGCGTCTTCGCCCCACTCCGCGACCACGGATGACATCACCAGACCGATGAGCAGTCCAAGCAAGATCGCAAGCATGACCAATGCGTAGATTCCAATCACGATGTTTCCCCTTCTTCTTTCAGAGCATCCATCACATCCTCGACGGTCCATCCGCTGAGTTTCGCAGTGATGATCGCTGCATCCTTCCAAGATTGATAATGATCCAGAACGAATGCCCTGTGTTGCTTCCGTATCTGTTCCTTTGTCCAGTCGATCATTCATCCATTCCCTCCGTGTACTTCGCACCAAGATCATCGAGCTGATCCGCGCACCAACTGATCGAGCGCAACCGTGCGTGCTTGTACATCGTGAACGTAACCGATTCGCTCACAAAGTTGTCGCGGTCCTGCACTGCTGCAAGCAGAGAGCCTCGCAGGTGTCCGGCATACTGCTTGGCCGTCCAGTCACCTGGCACCGTCTCTGCGGCAAGTTCAAGCATGTCGATCCTCGCCTCTATGTCTATCAGCACCTCGATGCTTGCACGCAGAGATCGCATCAGGGTGCGAGGATCCCCATCGTCACTCTCCGCATCAGGCAGAGGCATACGATCAATCAAGGTCGCAGCCAATATGTCCTTCTGCGATTCAGCAAGGAAGAGCAGCAGTGATCGTAGATCCGGTGTATCCATGACTGGCATCATAGCTGGAACTCTTCGTCCAGCCACTTCGCAATGTCCTCGAAGCCTATCGAGTACGGGGAAATTGGAACTACTCCGCTTCTCCTCACCTGCATCGGTTGGGCTTCAAGCTCTCGATATTCTGCGCTGAGTTTGGAATTGTTGTACACCCCATCCTCATCGATATCGCAATCCTCACGGGTGATCGTGAGCCAAAAGCCTTTGTAGAAAGCTCCGAGGAGCTTGCCTCCTCCGTAGATCACGGTGATCGCTGACGGATCAATTTGTCTTGATTCGACTTCACACATCTTCTGCACGCTCTCTTTCAATCAGAACCCTGTGACCATCCAGAGCCATTGTCCAGCACTGGTCAAGTACATCCTGTGCTGGTCCAGGCCCACCCGCCTTCTGGATCACAAAACCAAGCAAGCCCGTGAGCAGGCCCGACACTTCTGCGGGAGACGGATCACGGTGTGGCTGATCGAGTAGATCCAGCGCATCGCCGCACACATCAAGTCCTTTGTGAAACATCGCTTCCGCTTGTTCAATGTTGATTTCTGCCATCGGTTCCCTTTCAATAGAATCCGTTGCGCTCGACGCACTCGATCATGAGTGTCACAAGCATTGTTCCGAAAAACGCCACGCCTGCAAGCAGTGCAAGCATCTCAACAAATCGGATCACCTCGTACATCGTGGGCTTCTTCATCGTTGTCCACAGTATCTGCATCGACGGGTCGGGCGTGCAGGCTTTACTTTTCCCTGCTCCCATTCGTCAAGTACGCCTGCGATCCATCTCGCAGCCTCCAGCACTTGCGGATCGCGCCGAAGCGTTATTCCTCGATCGACGGTACACAAATAGATCGCTCTAAGCCCTTCGAAGATTTGTTCATTCATTGGTCAATTCCTCCATAAGCTCCACAAACGCCTTTGCGGCTTGTTGCGGCACTACTCCATTCCCAAGCAATCTAAGGCGGTCCAACCTAGTGGTAGCCCCATTAGTTGCTCGACCCACTGCACGTTCAATTGTCCTCGGCTTTTCCCAATCGTGTTGTTCCTCGGCTGGTCCGGCAGGCCACCGCGTGACTTGTTCAATGGCTTGCGGTTGCAAACACCTTGAAGTGTCGGGTGGTTGCTCAAGCCTCGTTGGCCGTGGTTCGCTCTGTTGCCTATCTTGCCCGCCTCCGCTGTCGTTGGTGTCGGCCAAGCCAAGGACGAACCATCGCTTTCGCAGGTGCGGTGCGCCGACTTCAGCCGCCGTGTAGAGTCCTGCCGTCGCTCTGAAACCCATCCCTTCCAAGTCTGCAAGGACATGCTGGAGAACTGAGTGGTAACCAGGCGACTTGGCTGTTGCGATGCCGTCAACGTTCTCCATAAAAACAAGAGTTGGTCGGGATCGTCGGATGCCCTCGGCGATCCGGGGCCACAAGTGTCGTTTGTCTCTGACACCGTCACGCTTGCCGGATTGACTAAAGGGTTGACACGGAAAGCCCGCAGTGATGATATCCACCACTCCGTGAAACTGATCGAACGGAAAGGTGTGCAGGTCCGTCCAGACAGGAGCTGGAGCCAGCTTTCCCGCTTCCATCTTCGCAACCAGGTTTGCGATGGCGAAGGCTTCGATCTCCACATAAGTGATTGTTCTGCATGTTGGCAGAACGCGCTCGAGTCCGAGATCGATACCACCGTATCCGGCGCAGAGGCTAATATGGTTGATGGGATGATCCACAATTGATTGCTCTCTTTCTGTAGCTAAAACCCCCTACACCCCGCGAAGGAGTGTGGGGGCTGAAGGGGATGATAATCAGTTGCCGACCAGCGCAGCAATCCACGCTTGAGGCGCAGGCTCTTCGAGTCGTGACATCAGAACGTCAGTCATGAAGTCGATGAATCGGTCATAGTCCTCATGCGGCCAACGCTCCTCGAACGCACTGCGTGGTGCTTCGACAGTGATGTTGGGACTGAGGAATCCGGGACGGAGAATGATAGTCATCTCGAATCGTCCATCGTCCATGCCATGCTCAGTGATCATGTTGTGCATCAGGCTGAACACCAGAGCTTCAGGGTCTTCATCAGGGCCGTGCATGTTGGTCATGCTCTCGGACAGTTCGATGGCAGTGCCGTTGCCGCTGAGATGACCAACAAGCTGGAACAGACGCTCACTGTGCCGCTCCTCCCATTCGATGTTGCCTGACGTTCGGCAATTCTCAAGGGCGGTGCGGGTAGTGGAAATGTGGTGAAGAATGTTTTCGGTAGTCATGTGTATCCCTTTCAATTTTGCGGCCCTTGCCGCCGCTTGTACAGATCGGCCCTCATGTACTCGGCCTTTCTTCCGAGTTCCTTGTCCTTCTTTTTGTGCGTGCGGCACAGGTTGAATCTGAAGTTCCAGTCGTAGCACTCTTTCCGCGCTTCCTCCTCAGTCTTCACATGGCATATTTTGGTCTTGTTGCCGAGCCAAGGCTCCAAGCCGCGAGGCCAGTCTGCGTTTTTGCGCCACCATGTTCTGTGAAAGACAATGTATTCCGGTCCTTGTTCGCTCATGTGCATCCCTTTCAGTTATGCAAGCCATCCGATTACTGTGAAACACTTACGCTCTGAGTCGAGGTCTCTGACAAAGCTGACTGTGACTTTTGCGCCTGCGTCGTGGTAGTACCCATCGAGCGCAGCGTGGGCCTGGAGGTCAGAGTGAACTTCTGCGTTGAAGAGGATCGCCGCGTCTTCCGCCTCCCGCAGCGTGGCGTAGATACGCGCACGCGCAGGATGCGGGGTGATAGTCAGTGACACATTGAAATCCTCCAAGGTCTTGTTCTTAGACATTGGCTTTGTCCTCCACAAACTCCCACGACCAGAACATATCTTCGCCGTAGACGTAACCGGGGCCGAACACCACAGGCTTGCCGAAGCGCGTGTCGAGAAACTTGTGCATCCACGCTTGAGCCGCAGCCTGGTGGTTCTCGTCGATGTTGAGCGCATGGTCATAGCTGACCGTGAGTCTCCAACTGTCCATCCCGGTTCGTCCATCGCTGGCGATGATCCTAGCGGGTCGGTGATTGGTGGGACCGACAAAGCGTGTCTTGATAGCTGATCGTGTAGTCATGTGCATCCCTTTCAAAGATGGTTTTTAGGAAACGACGGTTTCGTCAATGACCTTTGCCATGCAGTCAAGACAAAGAACTCGACCTTCGTGTTCGTGTCCTGTGAAAGTGACCAGAGTGGCCTCTTCTTCTCGGCTCATGACGTGTTCACACACATCGCATGTGGTGCTGATACTCATGTGCATCCCTTTCAAAGATGAGTTAGTGAAACGAGCATCCCTTCTTGTGGCTTGGAAGCTACTTGCAGTCTGGAGATGTGAAGCGTTGTTCAGTGATCTCTTCGACCCTTTCGCCATCTTTCAGAGGCCGCCAGATGAGAGGAAACGTCATGTCCGAGGACAATCTTTCGGATCTTCAATCTAGGACTTGGGAAGGGATACCCGTTCTACTAACTTGTCAAAGATGGTGGGTGCAGCAACCTACCCGTACTGACCTACCTGCACTCTGCGATCTGTTGTTGCTCCGAAGAGCCGCCGCAACTCGCCCGATAGGCTGTTTCCAAAGTAGGCTGCTGCCCCCTTGATGATCTGGGCTTGTCAATCCCGACTAGCGCAAAGGCGGTTTATCCTACTCACCACGGCTTTCTGGTTTTGGTCTGCCATACTTGCCTGTCTTTTCAGCACGCCTTTGTGCTAGTCGAAATTGGCTTCCGCCTCTCTTGACCACAAGGACTGGGCTTGCCATCTAGTCCCCTCGACTTCGGGGTCTTTGTTTCGTCAGAGGCAGTTTTGTGGACTTGCGAATGAACCTGCGTTCTGAGTATTTCTGCTGCTCGGAGGTCTTAGACCTGCCCAGCCCTTGTGGTCGAGGTTGGCTTTCGCCCCTTTCGACACTTTCATTATACCAAACTCTAGGCAATATGCAAGTGGTAGACCCTTTGTTTTTACCTTTGCATACCCTTTGTAGGGTGAAAAACAGCCCTGGCAGCCTCAGAATAGCGTTTTTGGGGGTTGAAATATATTTTGGATTCTCAGGGCCAGACGCGCCCTGTGGGCCATCCTATATATAGATGGGGGGATATACCTTTTTTTTGCCCAAGGCGGTCAGGATCGCTGTGCGGGACTGTCAGGTACATAGACCCAAGCGCGTTCGCGCATTCTCAGCTTCAGTGCTGTCCCAATTTACACAAGGGTCAAGGCACCCCGCCATGCGCGGGGTGTTCTCATATAAGAACCGCGCTCCCGGAGTTGCCTCGACGGGAGCGCGGGAAAGGGAGGACGCTTTCGCGTCCTGAGCAGTCTACTAGCTAATCAAGCTGTCAGCAACAGTCTCGGAGCCTGCAAGATCCTGCGGCATGAAAATCCCTGACTGATATGTGTTGAAGAACTTGTCCAAGAAACGCTCCATGTCTCCCTCGCCATTGTTGGTGATCTGCACGCTAATTGTGTCGCCAACAATGAAGTCCGTCGAACCTGGCACGATACCAAGCGCGACACCACCCAACGCTGTCTTGTGCATCTTCGCCAAAACGAGGCCGTCAATGTGAAGGTTAGTTCCATTGGTGAATGCGGTTGACTGCTGGATCATGAAATACATGTCTTTTGGCAAGGACAACCCTGTGCCACCAGCGCGAAAACTGTATGTCAGATGAGTCCATGCCGAGTCAGAGATGCTGCCGTGAGCTGTAGTGAACGTAGAGTTGCTGACACCAGTTCCGTCAGATTGGGCAAGTCCGACCTTCAACGCTCCTGCACTAGATCCTGTTCCGCTCTTGCGTGCAAGAAGAGAGATGACATAGAGGTCGTCAACAGAAGGCTTCGATGGTGACCCGGATGTGCTGTTCAGTTGCTGGTGACATCTAATCAGGGTTGACCCATCGCTGACCATCTTCAGAGAGTTGCTGCCCCTTGCAAACAGGCTGCTGTCTTGCAGAACTTCTGATCCGGCAGAACCAGTTGGGATCGCCCACGCCTTTGGTGTGTGTGCGCTCCAGTTCTCGAAGTTCGAGTTGCGTAGCATGTTTCGCGTGCCGCGTCCGTCATTCAGGTTGTCTGAAAAACACGCGATGCGACCGACATTGCCTGAGCCACCAGGCCATCTGTGGTCTGTCGCAGGGTATGCAACGTCACCTTCGACAGCAAATATCTCGGCACCAGCGACGACATTGGGACTGGTCGCATCCTTGACACAAGTCATCTTGATAGTCTCGCTTCGCGCAGTAGGCAAAGCGGTGACTGTTCGATGGTACAAGTTGTCAGGCTCAACACTGGCAACGACAGTCCCGTTGCCGGTCCCGCTGACGCTTGGCGTTCCAATAGTCACCGTGGTCCCGTCAACTGTCTTGCTGTTTGCAACCATCTGGTCACGAAGCTCACGCAATGCAGCTTCAGTCGTCTTGGTTGCCAGCTTGGCATCATCGTCCATCATTGTGATGAGTGTCACAGTCGCAGCAACTTTGAGCCTGTTGTATACAGGCGCAGCCAAAGTGTTCCGCATGTCGTCCAATCCTGAGATCAGAGACGATGCCATGTCCAAGTCAGTGTTTGCAGTTGCGCCAAGGGTGTTGACATACTCATTGATTGCTTCCTGAAAACTCTTGGAAGCGTTGTCTACAACATCAGACTGGAAGTCTTCCAGGCGATCGCAAACGCCAAAGATTTTGCCAAGGCGTGCGAAGATGCCTGTTTTCGCGGTCACAAAATTGACTGTCATTTGCTGCGTCTCTCAAAAAGGTTTTGGGTCATTTTGTTCATTCGCTCTCTGCGCTTCTGGCATCGCCCACAAGGCTTGATGCCGACCGCCTTTGTTGCTCTGGCTACCACGTCGCCAAGACCTCGCACCGCGCCATCGTACTCCTCGCATGTCTTGCAGCACGACAGCAAGTCATCGTTGTGGCACAGATTGAGGCTGCACACCCATTCTCCGGTATCGGCTAATTGTTCCGCATACCTGCACCCGCTTGGCCTTGTTTCGTTTTCTGCGCTCATGACATGAATCCACTGCAAGGGGGTGTTGAACCAATGGCGGTTTTCCAACAGGCTTCAAGAGCTTCTGGTATGCAAGAGCAGTTGGCACCCTCGCAAACCAACGACTCAGCAATCTCGCGGCAAGAACCTGTGCATCTTCTATCTATCGAATAGTCCCAAAGTACATAACAACCACAACCTGTGTTGCACTCACCGAATTGTCCATTGCACAAATCAGGTGCGTCGAAGCAGTAATGTGCGCTGCTTATGCAGCTACTTCTTGGACCAAGCGGTACACCGTAGTTCATGGATCCAAAAATTGATTCAGTCAAACACTGTCGCAGGCAATCGCTGTCAGAATCAAATTGATTGAAGCAATTTGAGTGGATCGTGTTTGTGTTTATGCCGGGTTGATCTCCGGGAGCAGGTGAACCAATGTACTGGTCAGGTATGTATTCAATAGCAACGTGGTATGCGTTTGACCACCCGGTTGTGTTGTTTGGTCCCGGACAAGACGCAACAAGGTTGGCACCAACTATGTATGCCTGCCAACCTCTCATCCAGTCGTGCAAGTTGTCGTCTTCAAGACCCCAATCAGGGTGGTCAAAGTTTTTGAGTCTATGGTTGCGTGGCGACGAATTTGTGATGAGGTTCATAGACAACAAGCCACGTCTTATCGAATACTCTTCGACAACAGGTGCTGGTGGATAGTATGTGCAATCGCTGTCTTGTGAGCCTTTCCACGATCTGCCTGGGTCACCACTACTTCGTCGCTGTATGCTCCCACATACAACCTCTCCTGAGTTCAACAGAAAGTGCGCGTATGCTTCTTCGTCTGTTGCTCCGCTAGGCAAAGTGAAGTCTGATTTTTCCCAAGCACCGAATTCGCCAGCAATGGCCCATTCATCTGTAGCTTGACCATTTGCAAAAAGTTTTTTGAGATGCACTGTGCAAGTTGCACCACTAGGAGGGCTGGACAAGCCAACTGCTGAACCTATGCCTTCACCAGACCCTAAAACCCTTGGCAGTTGGTGCCAAACACCAGATGCAGCACCATTGACTGAGTGCGTGAAAGACATGAATGATGTCTCATACGTCACATCAACCCAAGATCCACTTTCATCCATGATCGGGTGTGTAATCTCTGCCTTGGTCCCGCAACACCTGAACATCTCAATAGCAGCCCTGTTGTCAGAGAAGTCGCCACACAACAAGTCGTTTTCGCACGGCACTGGTTCTGGAGGTTTACAACAACAAGCAAGCTGCAACATGATTCACCCCGATCAATAGCCGGGGGCTGCTGGCAATCCGCCTGTAGCTTGGCTTGCTTCAACGCTGCCACTACTAAGGATGCCGTAGCCCGTGATGACTATTGCATCGCCACTGTGTAGTGCGCCATACAGGACATCGCCTGGTTCCATAATCAGCTTGACACTAGCGTACTGGTCGCTGATTGTGTTTCTGAAAGAAGACATGCCTCTGTAGATCATGTTCGCAGCAGTGGGCGTGCCAAGGTTTTTTGCGTGGTGTATTCTGACTACATTTGAAGTGCCGCCAGAACCCGGACAAAGCCACAATGCAGTCAGCATCGTGATGCCACCATCAGGCGCGACGAACATCTGGTCACCTGTTGTGACAGTGCTGTTCTCGGTTGCGCTGTCGTACTGAAACAACATGGTTGATGTCATTTTCTCATCTCCGTGTCAATGTTAGACAGGCTGCTTGTCTGTGTTCTCGCAGCAATCCAGTTGGGCATCTTCTCTGCGGGATGCGCTACTGGCCGCGAGGTCGTCGCAAAACCACCTTCTTCGCAGCAAGTGATGCACTCGTCGTTGATTGCGAAGAACCCATAGTAGCTTTCGCCTTCGCTTACAGTCAGCAGCTTTGCAAACACCAGTGCGTTGGCTGGTATTGGTGTTGGCGACCAAGCAACCTGACACCCGCCATCACCAGTCTGCACCTGCGCCCCAAAGTAGCTTCCGTTGTATTCAGCCAAGTTCGTGGCTTGCAGTATGTCTTGGCTGACAACACTATAGAAAGGCGTGCCTATTGGTGTGATTTGCAGTTCTAGTCTTCTCAATCCGTAGAAAGCATTGCTGTCTATGTTGCAATCTGTACCAGCTTGCGTGACGACCAACGCCGGAAACAGACCCCCTTGGTCTGCTGGCGGCTCGAACACAAGCAATGGCCTGCCAAGTGAATCGTTGCTTGGAAACAACATCGCGTGCTGCCCGTTGAACTCAGGCATTGCACCATAGTCCTGCGAGGCATCGACACCAATTGCATAGGCTGGGTCGAAGCAGGAGTTTGATCTTCCTCCCTCTGCGTCAACCCATTTCATTTCGTCACGGTCGAACATGACTTCTTGCCATTCGTATCCGTGTCGGTACGAGATGCCTACTGGTTCCTCGCCACCCTTTTTGCCGTCCTCATTGTCATCATCCCTTTCATCGCACAAGCCGTCTTCTTCTGTGACACAAGTGCCGAGGCGGACATGGATCGGATAGCGTCCAGAACCCATTGGCGGAGGAATAGGCGGCAAGGGCGTTTGCCCTTCACTTGAAGTGATTGCCGAGTCGGACTTCCTGGACATCTCGTTGATCTGATCTGCCCGTAGATTTCCGCTCCTGCCCTTGGGGATGTGAACCATCGCGCTTTAGTCCTCAAGAATGCTGTACTGCAAGTGTAGAGTACCCGTGCTTGACTCAGCGTACAGTGCCGTGTTGCCAAGGCGCATGATAGCGTACTCGCCACCCTTGAGGTTGAATACCTCGGTGAAGCTGTTGTCTGCGTTGTTCACGCCAACCTTGATGTGACTGTCTGCGCTGGTTCCAATGTTACGGAACCACGCCCAGCCCTGTTCTGCCGCAATGACATCGTTCAACGCGAGTGGTGCATGGGTTGTGCTGAGTGTTTGCACCCCTGCGGTGTGTTCTTCTCCTGAAACCGTCACTTGGATGGCTGGAGGAGTGAAGCTCAGTTCGTGGTTGTTCTTTTCGTACTGTGCGCTTGTTGTGATTGTGAGTTCGTTAGCCATTTATCTACTTTGCAAAAAGGTGTGAATCGCCTAAATCGAAAGGTTGAACTGCATACACAGTCTCGGCCCTGCCCTCGTCGTTCAAAGGCAGTCCGCCGTTTGCAGTGTACAGAGGAGCTTGTATAAGGTGGGCAAACTCGTCGAACAGCCATGTGTGACTTACTCGGTACGAGTTGTGTGTGATTCTCTGTACGTTTGCCCCTTGATACAACAGGAATCCAGCATCAATGCCAAACAACTCGCGGCTGGTTCGTGTGCCTACCTGTGCGCCGTATGACGCAATCTCTCTGTCGAATTGTTGAAATGATGTCTTCGACAGTTGTATTTCGTACCTAGACCTGAAAGTGCTGGTAGGCGTACCGGCCACGTCAACACCTTTGCCGCCGATGTCATTCTCGATGCTTGCTCCGTCAGAAACCGAAAACCCGACGCGATACACGTTGTCAAAGCTGCCGGTAACCCTGCCCGTGAGTTCTTCAAAGCCAACCTCTTCTGGCCCCTGTGAAACACTGTTGTTGTTGGTTGTGAGGGGAGGCGGCTGTATTGATCTGAACTCATAATCAACGCGCCAAGTGTCATTGCTACCAGGCATCTTGACAAGATCAAACTTGTAGCAAAACAAAAACGGCCAACCGTCTGGGTCAAACTGGCTATGCCTGCCCCTGACGAATGGCACAACTGTAGTCGTGCTATCGTCGTTGACAACAGTTTGCCCGAAAACTTCGGTCACAGAACGCTCGTCAGTGTAGCCCTCAAACACATACGACTTGCGAAGTGTTGCGGCCCCTTCTCCAACACTCAATGCCCTTGTGTTGTGCAACTCTTTGACATTGCCCATCAGAAACCACCCTGCGCCATTTGCTGCGCGAACTTTTCTATGTTTTGCAAGCGTTGTTCCATAGTCTTCTGCAAGTCGAGTTGTTCTTTTTGCAGTTCTTTGATTTTGTCTTGTGCGCCTTGCTCACCAAACGTGAACGATCCCATAGCGGTGCTTGCCGTTTCGGTGAAGCCCGACTTGGTTGGCGCGTTGGTTGCGCTTGCCAGGCCAAGTCTTCTTTCCAGTTCCCCTGCTCTTTTAGAATCAAGTCCTTGCTGCACTTCAAGCAGTCTCTTTTGCTCCCGCAAGTGTTCGCCTTGTTTACGAAGAGCTTCTTCTTTTATCTTTTGCGCTTCTGCTTCGCGCTCTGCTTCTCTAGCAGCGTCGTCAGCAAGCCTGACGAGATCAATCTTCAGGTTCTTTTCCTGATTCAACAATCCCAACAGCTTTTCTCTTTGTTGATTGCTCAGTGTTTCGTCTTCATTGATCCGCTTTTGTTGTTCCGCAAACTCGCGCATGATTTGGTTCTGCTGCGCCATCATGGTGGCCCTGCGTTTGTCAGCGTCAGTCAGTGCGGTTGCAATACGCAACTGGTCTTCGAGTGATGCAATAGTGCCTTCAGCGTTTTCAATCTGCTTCAACGCTTGCGCTTCTTCGCGGAGTTTCTGCTTGGCTGCCGCCAGTTCTTCTGCTCTTTTTGCTTCCGTTTTTTGCGCGGTCATGCGCTCATCGTTTTGATCGTGCTGTATTTGCAAAATCTCTTTTTGCAAATCAATCTGCTCATTGATCTGGTCAGACGCAACCTGGTGCGCCCGCGATCCCTTTGTGTGTTCGTTCGTAATGTCAGTGAGCATCTTGCGCCTTTTTTGCTCAAGGCCATTCATTTGAATAGCGAGGGCAATGTCGGCCTTGTGAAAGTCGCTCTTAGACTTCAACATTTCTATCTGTAGCTTGAGGTCGTTGTTCTGTCTTTTTATGTCAAGTGCTTGTGATGCCAACGCTGCCTGAGCCGTAACCTTGACCAACTCTTTTTCTAGACGTTCAAGCTCTTCTCTGACACCACTGATCTCTTCGAGCAAAGACACAAATGCGTCTGCGATGCCGCCGATGATTCCGCCAACAACAGGCAAGCTGCGAATGGTTTCGCCAAAAGCTGCAATTGCTTTTTCGGCACCAGCAGCATCGCCCGACAAAGCTCGGAACGCAGCCTTGAACAACTGCGTGCCTGCCTCTGCAATTTTGACTACACCAGCAATTGCCGTTACCGCTACAACAAGTTTGCCAGCAAGCAGCGTGGCCTTGCTGATACCCTTAGCCATCGAGTCAAACCGGCCAGCGGTCTTCTCAACCTTTTTGCCGGTCTGCATGACAGCCTGCTCGACTTTGACAAGCTGCGTTTCGAGCTTGTCCAGCCTGACCTGGACATCAATTTCAAGTTTACCCGCGCCTGCCATTTAGCTTTGCCATTTCCCGCTCGACGTTTGAGCGATGGTCTGTAGAAGCATCAGAACCAGAGTTGTCTTTTAGTACATCGGCACAACCCCGCGCCAAGCCCGAAAACTGGCGAAGGGTCAATAGCAACGGGTTGCCAATTCCGGGCATGTGATGAGCCAAGGTGGCGGCCTCTAGGTAGAAGTCCCTTGGCTGCTCGGTTTTCCCTCATCTGGATCCTGCTCCTCTTCTTCTGTCGGATCTGCGGCCTCGTAACCGAGGATCTTGAGAGCAAGCCATACAAGGTCATCAGGTGAAGCCTGGAGAATCTCTTCCACGTCCTCTGGCTTGCAGATGTGCTTGATGATCTGTGTTGCGCCTTGCAGTTCAAACGCAGAGCGCATCAGGTTCGAGGTCAAGCCTTTAGTTGCCCTAAGCTCTTTGAGCGCATCAACCTTTTCCAAGGCTGTCGCTCCGACAACTTCGAGGTCGGCTATAAGCTCCAGCCTGCTTGCCTCAAACTGCTGCTCAAGCAGGCTCATCAAGTCGCTTACGGTCGCTTCGGGAACGTGGTAACTCTTTCCATTCCGGTCGATTGAAATGTGGGTCAATTTGGTATCTCCTTCGCGCCTTGTAGTCTACCCATTTCAGTTGCAAGGCTCGTATCGTACCAATTGCAGCCCACACCGCACGCTTTTCATCTACCTCTGGCTCGACGTAAATTGTCTTGGTGCCACCGCCTTCGATGGCAAAAACAACGCACCAATCGTCGCCAGTCTGCAATTTTGTGCTGCTAGTAATCAGCCCCAAGTCTGAGTGACCCCATCAGAATCAGCCATCAAAAAGTTGAATGTCACAGACGCATCGCCGTTGACCGCAGAGGACACAGAGATCTGGTCAATGACTGCGCTGAATGCAAACGTGTTGCCGTCCTGCGCCGTGAGCGTCATTGCACTACCAGTAGCACCAACCGCGTTTTCAGCAGTAAGCACGCCGGGGTCAGCAGACCCGTCCTGCAAAAATCCACCAGCCGACCCCTGTGCGTCGGAGATGCCAAGTCGTCGAACAACGCCAGTGTTTCCAAAAGAGGTGATATCGTTGACTACGTTGCTGAACGTACATGACCAAGTTTGAAACAGAGCGTCATGTCCAGAGGGAAGAACGCACAGTCCTTCAGAGCCAAGAATAGCTGCCATTGTTATAGTCCCGTCGTTTGAACACCATAAGCGCGTAGCTGAACACCAGCCACCAATAGATCATCGGCTCTTTCAACCGTGGTTCCTGAAAGAACGCTGTAGTGTATTTTCTCAAAGTTGGTCACAGAGGTATCTGTGAAAAAGCTGAACAGGTCCACAACCATGTCCCCAATTTCGTGAATTTCCTCGACCCCATCTTCCCATTGGCCGAACACCTGAATCTGGTATCGGCAATCGTGGATCAAAGCTGGGTTGGCTGCGAAGCTCAGTGCCTGTGTCGTAGACGATGTTTTGTCAAACACAAGGTAGGGGTACTTGGCTGCATAGGCTGCGTACTCTGCGGAAATGCGACCATCAACCAGGCCATAGATAGACGTGGCGGTCTTGTCGTCCGTCAGCTTTTCGTACACAGATTGGTCAATTGAAACGGCCATTATTTCACCAATGCGTTGATGAAGGGTTCTTCTTGCAGAAGGGCACGCGCCATAAAGTCTCGCAACACTCTGTCGCGTTTCATTTCGCGGACAGTTGGCGCAAGGTACGGTCTGTTGAGTTTTTCTGGATCTTCAAGGATCGGTGCGTACTTGAGCGCAGAACCAAAGTTCACACCCTGCTTCATCTTCGCGTCAACAGTCTTTTCTGTTGTACGACGTTCAACACGCATACCTGTGGTGAAAGACAGCCTCAGCATATTGGTGTCAGCGGCTGGAGGTCTACCCCTGCGGGACGCACGGTGGTATCTGCCTTTTCTTTTGTATACCTTGCCGGTTCCATACTCACTGAGTTTTTCTGTCAGACGCGCTTGCGTTTCAATCACAGTAGCGGTCACCGCCCGGTCTGCTGCACGACTGATAGCCTTCTTGATTTCGTCAATTGGAAACGAGAAGATCACGTCGATTTTTAGGTCACGCGCCATCAGAGACTCGAATCACTTGCGGCGGACAGGATGTGATAGAAGTGCCTGTCACCAGCCTTGCGGTGTCCAGGCGTTCGCTTCCCGGTCACCTCGAACATGATACCGTCAATCTCAACGCGGTCAGTCGTTTCAATGTCAGACCCACCCTCAACATACAGTGTTGCAGTTTCTACAACTGTCTGCCTGTCTCCAGTCCACCGCTCGTCAGAAGAACGCGCCGCCACATACATCTTCATGCGTGGTCTAGGGTTGAAGGTCTTCTTCCTTGTACCCACGCCATCTGTGCGAAAGGTAGCGCGAAACACACGGGCGTTGACCCCTCTTGTTTGTATCAGGCTGATGAGACTCAACGGATCCTCCTGAACGGCCCAAGCAGTGCAAGCACATGCTCCGGCCAGGACGAGGGGTCAGACATCGTGTACGAGTAATCACCGATTGACTCGCTTTGGATACCACGGTCGCGGTCGCGGCCCTGATACGCATCGCTACAAAGCTCGAAGGCCGCCTGCACTAGTGCGTTGGGAATCGTGCTGTAACCACCGCTGTACTGGATGAACACGCTTTCAAACTGGTTTGGGAACCTGTTATTCAGCAGCGTGCCTTCGACAGTACGCGGAAACGCATCCGACTTGATGTGCAACAGACCGCGCTCGTAGTCAACGCGATAGTCACTTTCTGCGTCATCAGGATATGTAATTGCAAACGTCGAGGTCATGACATCCCGACCACCAGTTCGGTGCAGCATGAACGTCGGTGCATCAACCTGCTTGCTTGCAGTGTATCCGGTCACGGCTGCAATGGCTGTTGCAAGTGTTGCGGTTGTCGGATAACTAGCAAAGGTCAGGTTTGTGGTTGTCGCTGTTCCGTCGCTGGCTACTCGAAACAACCTGACCTGGCTTTCCTCAACAGCAACAGTTGCCATGAGGTCTGTCGATACGTTGCTAGAAACCCGGATTGCGTCCTGAGTTCCAAACGCAACGACATCGACCGAGATGATGGGTGGGTTGTCCACCGCAAGAGTACGATCACCTCTAGCGGTGATGTACTCCTTGAAGGTACTGGCTACAAACTTTCGATCACACCATCTCTCGATCTGGTCCGACACGTTGTTGATGATCGTCTCGATAAGAGTGTCATCAGTGGTGACGGTGATACCAAGATATGTCTTGAGATCAGCGACGGTTGTGAGAGCGTTTGCTGCAAGTGCCATGTGTATTCCGTAAATCTCCGGGCGGGCCTAGAGGCGAGTCGTAGACCCGCCCGGAGCGAAAGGGGGCTGAGAGATCAGGCGCGAATGCACCCAGTCATGCCACGGTCAGACAGCGAATCGGAGTTCACTGCGCTGTTGTTGTCCTTGGACAGAATTGCAAAAACCGCAGTGAGGCAAGTGCCTCCGGCAGTTCCAGAAACGTCAAGAAAACGCTTGCGCTTCTTCAGGTCAAGTTCCATGACATGAAAGACGTTATCAGTACCGTCTGGATCTGCGCTTGCGGTGCCATCAATGTTGAGGGCGTTGGACTCTCCAAGACCAAAGGTTGCCGATG